GTTTTCAGACAGTCCCTAGTACAATTAGTCGTTTTCTTTGCCATTTAGGTAGTTGCCGCCTTCTCATAAACTCAGTCCCCCCGCATTTCATTCATATCGCGCTTAAATTGATCAGTAATTGCCATTGTCTTGGCCCAAATTTGTTGCTCAGTACGTTGATTTCTAGGCGTCTTAATCTGATAAGTGTTCATAATTTGTGCAGGTTTCCCTCCTAGAACATAAATGACGTCTGAAAGACGAACCGCTTCAGAAATATTATGCGTTATCAAAACAATCGCTTGCATTTTAAATTTCCTGCGTTCCCATAATGTGATCAAATCTTGCCCTAACCGCTGCCCTGTTAAAACATCCAGTGCTGAAAACGGTTCATCCAAAAGGAGCAGTTCTGGCTCAACAGCAAGTGCACGCGCAAAACCAACGCGTTGTTTCATCCCTCCAGATAGTTCATAGGGGTACGCATTTTTCAACCCTTTTAAACCAATCAAATTAATTAAATTGTCAATTTGATTGTCAACATATTGACAGTCAGAATTAAGCTGACTTTCTAGGCCAAACATGATATTTTGACGTACTGTCAACCATGGAAATAGCGCAAAGTTCTGAAATACCATACTCATACGGCGATTAGGAGCCGTGACTAAATTACCATCAAAAGTAATGGCGCCATAGCTGGGCCGAATAATCCCCGCAATCATTCGTAATAGTGTTGATTTTCCGACACCAGACGAACCAATAATACTAATAAACTGGTGGGCTTGAACCTGCAAACTAACCGCTTCCAAAATCAGTTCAGACTGCCGTTGTTTTGAAAGTATAAATGACTTTGAAACGTGATCAACATCTAATAAAACTGCTTTTTTCAACTTAAACTCCTCCTCGTATTAATAATGAAAGCGACGTTCAGCAAATCGATATAATGGTTGCCAAATCAACACAACGCATAACCCAACAATGACACAAATAATCAGTACTCCAGTTGCTTCTGCAGGCTTATTATTGATATTTTGGGCAATGTAAGCACCAAGTCCAGTAACCGCATACTGGTGGGTACCCCAGCTAATCAATTCAGCCGCAATATCAGCATTCCAGGCTGCCCCAGCAGCATTAATAATTGCGGTAATGAACGATGGAAACAGTGATGGAATTAAAAAGTGTGTCCACCAACGCCACCCTGACAGGTGAAAAATATTAACAACATCTTTGATATCACTGGGAATTGCCAGATACCCCGCGATAATGTTGAAAAAAAAGTACCATTGAGTTCCAGTCATTATCAATGGAATGACCCACCAATGCTGTGTCGTCCCTGTCAACGTAATCATTAATGCAACAATTGGAATATAAATATCCGCGGGAATTGATCCTAAAACTTGTCCAACCGGTTGAATCAGTTTTAACCGCCGCGCATTACTAGCAACCCATACGGCAAGTGGAATAAAAATAAGCGCCGAAAGTAAAACAGCTATCAACACACGACTAGTTGTTAGGAAGGTCCATTTAAACAAAACACTCAAATTAATCCAATCAAGATATTTTATTAGTAATACACCCAAGCGATATAGACCAACAGCTATTACTAGCCACCATGCAATACGCCAATATACCGTATATTTTTTTAATATTTGTATAATCCGTGAAAAGCCCAGTTTTTGCCATTGCTTTGGAGCACCATATAACCACCAATACCGGATATGACGATGTAATCGCTTAACTAACAGCGGCACTTTAGCCATAACCATCAAATCATAGACTTGCGATTGCTGTGGTAGTTGGCTATCGGTACTCGTACCGTATTTATAATGTGCCGTTCCTTTAATCAGCGGTTGAAAAATAAACACATTGACCAATAACACACAGATAACTAGCGCAATCACTGCATTAATAACAGCACCAAAATTAGCTGTATCAAGCGCAATCTGGATGTATGATCCAATTCCTGGTAGCACTAATGTTTCATTTTTAGGAACCACGATCGTCGCTTGTTCACAAGCGACTAGGGCAAACCAAGCGGCCGATTGAGAAATGACAATATTCCATAGAATGCTTGGCGTCGCATAAAGAAATTCTAAGCGCCAGAATCGTTGCCAGCTATTACAGACAAATTGCTTAGCCACTGTCATCAAGTCTTCGGGCATAACCCGAAGTGACTGATAGAGAGCCAACATAATATTCCAGGCCTGTGCAGTGAAAACGCCGAAAATAGCAACGGCCTCAACACCCAGCACATTATTGGGAAACAATCCCATGAAACATGCAGTTGTAAACGTTAAAAATCCCAATAACGGCACTGACTCCAATAAATTAACAATCGGCAAAATAACATAGCGTGCACTTCGATAGCGCGCTGCTAATATGCCAAAAATCAAAGAAAACAATATTGAGTAGCCCATTCCAATGAATAGTCTCGTTGTTGTTCGTAACGCAGCCGCTACTAAATGTGACATTGTTAAGTAGTCTTTACCTCCCGTAGTATCTAAATAACCCTGAGTGGGTAATCGACTGAGCGGCAGGTTCATCTTGGCAATGCACCAGCCAATCATAAGCAATATTCCAATACTTAGTCCAAGCCACATCATCGTTCCCACCACAGAACGTACTTTAATCCCTCTTTTTAAACTTGTCATGGTGACTCCTTTCCATGTTCAAGTTGTTTTTAGGCAAATAAAACCCCATTAGCAAATTGCAGCTAATGGGGTAAAAAACTAAAATGGATAACGATTTTTGCATCGACGCATTCATTGAGTTTTAGCACTTTAAGACGTAAGAACTAGTCTAGTTATCTTGAAAGAGCCTTAATTCGGCAAATTCTGCTTTACTCATTCCTGTCTCTCGACATTTCTGGGCGATAACCTATATTCTTAAAGTAACCTCACCTAATTGCAACTGATTTTTATTGCTGATGTAATCAACAATGCTATCATAGTTTCAAGATCTTTAACCGTCAATAGAAACCAGCTAATGATAATCATTAACAAGTGATTATTTATACTTTTTAGGTTTCCTTTATAATCGTAACTTTTTCTTAACTATTTATCTCTAAACAAATTACTCGTACTGTCTAGCTTGAAATTTGGACTTTAATTGCCACAAAAATCCTGTTACTTAGTGAAAAATTCTCGGTACCGAAAAAATGGAGCGCACGTTAGGATACTGTGTCGCAAGAACCAAGCCAACCCCCATAAAATCGCCAATTATGGCCGAACCTCCCTGACTAACAAAAGGTAACGGAATTCCCGTTAAAGGTAACAGCCCAATCGTCATGCCAATGTTTTCAAACATATGGAAAGCTAGCATTACGGCTACTCCAGTGGAAACATAGACATAAAATCGACGTCGACTAGCGAATGCTGAGCGAAAAATTAGATAAAACAAGTACATGTAAACGATAAGTAAGACACTACAGCCAATGAGCCCAGTTGTCTCACCAACAACCGAAAAAATCATATCTGATTCCCTAACTGGCACATAAACAGCGTTATGAGTTACACCATTCCCAGTTAATCCACCCACCCCAACCGCTCGCATACTTTGCCACAATTGATAGCTTTGATCCGAGACGCCATTGCTTGGGTTAAGCCACGTATTGATGCGATCAAACTGGTACAATTTAAATCCGATATGAGATAACAGAGATTGGCCCGTGCTCGATGTCGCTAACAAAATTAAAACAACCCCAATGGATCCGGCCACCAATAACACACGCCACAAAAAACTAAACCGGCATGGTGAAACAATGAGCATACCAATAAAAATTGTCAGAAAAACTAACGTCGTTCCAAAATCATTGATGATTTTCAACGCAACAATAATTGGAAAAGTGTAAATAACTAAGCGACGTGTCAACCGCCAATCCGCATTAAAATTATTGTGGGGTCCCCACTGTTGATCTTGAACGATTAACCGGCCCATCATTAAAATATAGAGCGGTTTCATAACTTCAACTGGTTGAAAAGTCAGTGTACCAATTGCAAACCAACTTTTAGCCCCTGTTTGAACATAATATTCTCGACTATAGAAGACCAATAAAAGTATCAATAACAGCATGCCAATTGAATAGCCAATCGGGGCCCACTGCATCAATTGTTTTTCACTTAGGTGAAGCATCGTTGTCGCTATCAATGCACCCACAAGGTACCAGAGACACTGCATCATTGTCGTCCGAACAGGATCAATCACTTTTAAATCATGCAGACAAGCATAGTAAACAGCCCACATACCAATACAACAGAGTATGATGACACATAATATAATCCCCCAGCCATAGTCGCCAATATGTTTATGCTCTTGCCACCGACCAAGTTCTCTATTATTCATTTGTTACCCCCCATAAATAAAATTTATACCGGGCTTAGTATAGCGGTAAATCCAAGTATTTTATATTTTAAGTGGCTTTTTTATGCTTAATTAATCGATTTAACCGGATTCTAAATATTGCATTAAAATCTTAATAATCGTGGCTAAGCCTCTTGCTAGCCACGATAAATTAATTGATACAACATTTGATCATTATTACGGTTAATATTTTGCACGTTGTTGACTAATCGTCTTAAAATCTTAGCGTCAATCTAATATTTGACGCTACCTTTAAATCTTTTGAATAAATATTTATTCCAGCAGAAAATTATGCTATACTTATTAAGTACCATATGGAGAGTTGGCAGAGTGGTAATGCACCGGACTCGAAATCCGGCGAACCGGCTAATACCGGCGCGCAGGTTCAAATCCTGTACTCTCCTTATTAAAGCAGTAGAGACCAGTTAGTAAAAATAAGAACCCCGACAAATCAACGTTTGTTGGGGTTCTATTTTTTTAGAACAGGCTAAAAAGGGTTAGAAAAGAATCAAACTGAGAACAAATTGAGAACAGGCCAACGCTTTATATATGCATGATTGAAGTGAATACTTACAATTAATGAGAACAAAATCGTCGTCTAGAAACCTGCGTATAGATTATTGAACGACAAAAAATCCCCACACCAGCTATTGCAGCCAGTGTGGGGATTCGTTTTACTTCACGTATTCCAATGTATTACCTATTGGGCCAGTCGCCAGATAACCATAGCCACCCGATCGTGGTTGACGTGCCCACCGATATCCGCCCTGAATAATGGCTTGGTCAGTCTTAATTGTTGAGCCTGCCGGTAACACTGCAATCACGCTAGCGCCTGTAGAAGCACCTGTATGAAGCTTGACAGCCGTCTTAAGTGTGTAAGTCTTGGTTTCCTTGACCCACTTAGGTCCCGCCGGCTTAGACTTTGAGACGGGCTTACTTGATTTAGTAGCCTTAGCGTACTTATCCCAAGCAGTTTTGTCACCGTAGAACACATCAAAATCAAGGTTGCCATTCCAGCCCGGTAATCGTCCAGTGCTCGTGTATTGGAACATTACCGCTGTCTTCCAGTTCTTCAAGCTAGCATATAAGTCTCGTGGTTGATAGCCATTCACGACGTTGTAGTTGTTATACTGAGCAATCCATAACCCATAGTTAGCCTTGACCACGGATGACCAATCTAAAGCATTTTCACAACTATTTCCCGTGTATAGCACTGGTCGGACACCAGTTTGTTGATAAACGTAATCAAGCCATTGCTTAGCTAAGCCGACACCTGCTTGGTTCTGAATGGTTGAACCTGTCGTGTTTTCAAAATCAAGAACCAGCATTGCTTTACCAATATATGGCTTAACAACCGTCAAGAAGTAATCAGCCTGCTGCTTAATATCTGAATCGTTTCGAATAAAGTGGTACACGCCTAGCTTCTTGCCCGCTGACAAAGTCTGCTTTGCGTGTCCATTAAATTTTGGATTAGTATAATCAATACCCTCTGTTGCTTTCACCAACACAAAGTCGCCTGTAACTTCGCCTACATTCATACCAGCCTGATAACTGGCTACATCAAATCCATTTAAGCTCATTATTTTGCACCTCCATTAAACATTGTCCCAATCGATTTAGCTAGCTCATTACCACCGACGCTGACGGCACCTGCAATCACACCATCAACCAAACCAGCTACCCATTTGATATCGCCATTGGCAATGCCAATAAAAATACCAATCACTGCACCAATTGAAATAGCAACGATAGGTAAATACTGGTTGCTAAGCTTACTTTGCTTGATTGCCCACACAACAAGATACGTCACTACGGCAATTGCCGTAATGGTGGTACCGTTAATGAATTGAATCAGTTCCATCATTATATATCACGCTCCTTCATTTCTTGCTTCATCTCTTTGACTGCTTTGGTCAAATCTTTGACCTCACCTTGAAGCTTCATAACTTGTTCTTTCAGATCGTCACGCTCATTGGTAAGCTTGTCGATTCGCTCAAACAAGTCACCGGTCTTATCTGCATAAATTCCTTCATTACTAAAGCTAGCTTTCTTAACACTGCCTTTAAATGACCAGTAAGCAGCTGCAAAGCCACCAGCAAACGTTAGTACCGATTGAATAATCACCGTCCAGTTCACTAGTCATCACCCGCCCATGATTCAAGAATGACACGGCCAGCTATGGCAAACATCAACCAGCAGTCTAACCGGCCAAATGGTTGCCCCATAACTTCAATGTTCTGCAACATAAAAGCCAAACCATAAATCGTCCAAATAAAAGCCGCCACCGCGTAGCACCACTTTATCAACGGTCGAATATCAAAGATGGCCACCATGACAATGACCGTTCCGATGATAATATTGATGGTTGCAAATGGCGGGTCGTCAATGTGGCTAGCAAGGTTATTTAATAAATCAGGCCGGTCAAAGTGGAATGTATTGGCAACAAAAAAAGCGCCAATCATAATGATTTCAATGCCCGTCATCAATATTGAATAATTTCGTCTAATTCCCATCAACTTCCAACATCCTCTCTATAAAATAATTATGATGTCGGAAATTCTTGAGTAAGAATAGTTTTAACTGCAGATTTTACATCTTCATAACCGACAGATTCGATAGCTTTATTTGTGAAATCAGACTGGTCGAGAGTTGAGCTTAATGTAATATAACTGCCATCATTGCTTAAATCTGAGTACGCGGTTAATCGAACTGGCTTATCATTCTGAACAAAGAATTGATAGTTAGTATACGCCAAACTTGGCAATAAAGCAGGCAACTTCTTGATTGCTAACGCAAATAGTTGCTTCTTGGAAAGATCATCAAATGTAGTTCCTTCAGCTAAATCTGCCGGATAAATGGTGATGTTTGCCGTGATAGTTAATCGGCCTTCTACTTCACCACGAATGCCTGCAATTACAGAACTCGTGTTGCCAGATCCATCGATACTATAAGAAATGCTAGTGTTTAATAATTCCATTATTTGTCACCCTTTCCAAATGCTTTGTCTAATTCATCAAATAAAACGGCATACACTTCTGCAGTCAGACCTTCCAACTCGTATGGGTAATCTGCGAGTGCTTGATAGAGAGCTTTGATCCTTTCAGAATACTGGCTCACGTCAATAGTAATCACTTCATTTACTAGTTGATCAAAGTTTGACTGTGCTTCGGCCATTGTGTAGTCATCTTTTAAAATTAATGTTTTTTTATCCGCTTGATATACAAATTCCCCATCATCATCAGTTTTGAAATAAACTTTCTGTGTGGCAGTACGATCTTCGTTAAATTGTTTGTTTGCATCAGCAAGACGCTTTCCGAGCCATGTTCGGCCCAACGATGCTCGCCCCTTGAGTTTGTATCCCTGAAGTGCTTGATAAACGTTTACTAATTCACCATTCTTGAATCCTAATTGTACTGATGTTTTTGACATAATTATCCTTCTTTCAATTGTTTAATTTCTGATTCTAATTTGGTAATGCGATCTCGGTAATTACGAACGATTGGGATAATAGTCAATGCAATGCGATCATACATGAGCCCTTCTACTTCACCTTTGTCATTGTATTCTACTAATTCAGTTAATCCAGCATCGTCTAAATCATCAGCAATCATACCGAAATAGCGGCGAGGATCTGGAGCTTGAGGATCTAATGTTTTTTTACGAACTTCTGCTTTATCAAACCAATGCGCCGTTGGAACCTCCAGGATACGTTCACCCATCCCAATATCGAATGATCGTTCGATATTTGTTTTATACTTAGAAGCCGAACTAGCTCTAACAATGGCACCATCAGCAGCAACATAAACGTTAGCCGCATGACTGCTGGTTCGCCTCCATGTGCTATAGTTGTACAAGTAGTCACATTCCATAATAATGTTTGAACCGTTCATGCCTCCAGAAGAATTATCAGTCTTTGTAGCACCAACCATAATTGAAGGACTAGCTGACCAGGATGGATTGTATGATGTGGATTTACCTCCAGATATAACCACGCCACGCTCAGCTCCACCAACTTTGGTCATGTGCCACCCTTTATTCAAAAAGCCAGAACCATATCCAGTCGCAATACCACTAAATGTTTCTGTTCCCATTCCTATGTCAAATATTCCACTTCCAGTTAAGTTATCTGAATTTGTCAAGGCTGCGTATTTACGACCAATAAAAGCAGCGCCTTCAGTTGATTGCCCGCCAAACGTATTTGAGATACGTAGATAGGGATTATTAGATGTGTCATAAGTTCCGGGTTCTACAAATTGCATTTCACCATTTTTTAACATTGCACGATTACTGCCGTTTGCTACTGACATATACCCTGCGTCAATATTAATATCAATTGAGTCACTAGCGTTGTGGATTCGACCTCGTTGAAATGTTACAACACCAGTATTTAAGTTAAGGCTTAAATTAGACCCAGATAATGTCCCAGTAGTGATGCTAGTAGCGTTCAAGTTAATCACGTTAATCTTAGCAGCATTGAGGGTCCCAGCTGTAATTTTTTCGGCATTGATATTGTCTATCATGGAATTCTTTATAATAGCGTCGGCAATGTAGGTTTCAGCCGTAATAAACAGTTTCTTACCGAATATTGATGTGGTTTCAGGCGACATATTAATGGCATTAACAATACCGTCTTTGGAAACCTTAAGATTTATATTTGACGAATTTTGTTGAATTTCAGTCCAACTATCATCAGCTTTCTTTACAACAGACGTTATCTGGCCACTTAATTGTTTAATATCAGTTTGGTACGTGTCATTGTCCACTTTTCCACGTACAGTTGTTTGAATGGAATCCACAGTTTGAGAGATGCTAGAAACTGCTGTGATTGTTGCATTGTCAGCAGGATTAGGAGACCAGTCAGTAGCTACTGATCCTTTTTCAAACTTGAATCTTGCATTTTCATCTCCATAAGTTACGAAACTAACTCTCACGTACTTCGCATTTTCAGGAGTTGTTATTGTCCATTTTTGAAAGGCAGTGCTATCAGACGTAACTGAACTTTCCCCACCAACAATTCTGCTAATAAAGTTTTTATCACCATCATATACTCCTATACCGAACCATAGGTATTGTCCAGTAAGTAAATGGATTTTTTCCTGCATACAATAAGTTTTATTCGATTCTACTTCGATAAAATCTGTTATTTTTTCCAAAGTATAATCAGCAGGGATAATATTACCACTGTCATCAACATACCCTGCTGCAGTATTTGACATTTGAATAAGGTTAGTTCCGACAGCACTATCAATAACCTGTTGCTGAACTGTCATTAAAGTGCTATTGAATGATTCAGCACTCGCTTGCAATTGACTAATATTATGCTGGTTTGTTTGATTGTCAGAACTTAGTGAATCAAAACTAGCAATCAAAGACTTGCTACTTGCTTGAAGCGTACCAATATCAGTAGATTGCTTTTCGAGAGTGCCATTGACGGTTGTAAACTGGGTCTTAAATGAACTGGAATCGGCCTTTAAATCGTTAATGCTAGTTTCGTGTCCATCAACCGTAGTTTTGACACTTGACAATGTTCCGTTAATTCCGTCAGCAGTGGTATTAATTTTATTTTGCGTCCAAGTTTCAGTAGCGTACCCATTAAGATCTTTCTGTTCAATCTTTTTAGAAATATCAGATTTAATGCCGTCAACAGTTTGAGAAAGTTTGGAGAATGCAGTAACCGTAGCTGTATCAGCTGGATTCATAGAATAATCAGTGGCTACTGATCCTTTTTCGAACTTGAATCTTGCGTTTTCATCTCCATAAGTGCTGAAGCTAACTCTCACATACTTCGCATTTTCAGGCATTACTAATTTCAATTTCTGAGAGGCAGTGGAATTGGATGTAGCTGTGCTCCCCCAATCAACTTGTCTGCTAATAAAGGTTTTATCGTCATCGTATATGCCTATAGCAAGCCAAGGGTATTGCCCAATAATCAAATGGATCTCTTCTTGCATGCAATAAGTTTGATTTGGTTCTACCTCGATGAAATCTGTAACTCTTTCTAAGGTAGAATCAGCATTGTTAATGACGCCCTCACCATTAACGTACCCTGCTATAGTATTTGACATTTGAATAAGATTAGTTCCGACAGCACTATCTTGAACCTGTGTTTGAACAGTTTCTAAAGTGCTGCTGACTTCCGTGGCTGTTTGTTTAAGCTGGCTAATATCATTCTTGTTAGTCGTGTTATCAGTTGTAAGTGTATTAAATCCACTGGTCAATTCTTTTGACGTAGCTTGTAAATTTCCAATGTCGGTGGTTTGTTTACCTAACGTATCATTAACCGTTGTGAACTGGCTTTTGAATGAACTAGAATCAGCTTTCAAATCATTGATACTGGTTGCCTGACCATCAACAGTGGTCTTGACGCTTGACAATGTGGCATTAATTCCATCAGCGGTAGCATTGATCTGATTTTGCGCCCAAGTTTCAGTGGCATATCCGCTGAGATCGCTTTTAGTCAACTTAACAGCTAATCCACTTTCCAATTCAGCGATTGTCATAGTAGAACCATCGGTAAGTGTCTTGTAGCTCTGACTGACCGCTCCGGCAATTTGCTTGGCATCTTTAGAATCAGCCGCGGCCGAAGAAGCCTGTTTAACTGCATCACTAGCGTCACTTTGAGCACCAAGCGCATTAGCTAAGGCGCTCTCTGCTTTTTGGTCAACTTTGCCGAACTCCGAAGCTGTAGAATTTGCTGCGGCAACTGCAGAATTAGCGTCACTTTGAGCACCCACTGCTTTATCCATAGCTTGATTAGCTAATGCATTCGTATCATCGTACTTGGCCGCAAGCTGGTCAGCTTTATCTGATGCACTTTTAGCATTTTTAACCGCAGTTTCAGCTTCCTTTTTAGCTACATCAACTTTGGCGTCTACCTCGCCAGGGTTCAACGTAATCTGCTCCCAACGCCCGTTGACCCATTGTTTGATAGACCACTTGTCTGGATCACTATCACTTTGGTCAAACCATAAGTCACCTTCATTGGCACTCACGGGTTCTTTTGCACCGTAGTAATTCGTATTCTTACCATTTGCACTTATCGTTGCAGCGTCAACGGTCTCTTGAATGCGTTGCACTTTGCTATCCAAACTACTTTGTAGATGCGTGTATTGATCCACAATATTCAAATCACCACAAGTTGCCGTATACCCGATACGCTTACCAGTCACATCAAATTGTTCTTCAAGTTGAATAATTCTGATTTTACGCTTGAAATTTAATGCTTCATCAATCGCTAGAATCCAGTCTCCGACTTTAGGTGCTTCATAATTAGGATAACCAGCGTTCTCTAAGTCATAGATGTTCATAGTCATTGACACGGCATAGGTCGCATCAACCTGCTTTTTTAAGGCGGTAATCAAGTTATCTGCAATTGTGTATCGTTCATCGACAATCGGATCCATTTCTAAGTCGCCAAACTGCTTGGCTAACTCACTGCGATACTCAACTTCTAATCGACCCTTACTTTGGTCTTCAGCATCTTTGAAAGCACCATAGCCCTTAGCATACGTCGCAAAATCGGATATTTTCATTTCTTCCGTGAGATCACTAAGGTTAATCCCTTTACGGGCAAAACTGGTCAGGTCACTGCCAATCTTTTTAGCAATGTGAACCGTCTCATTGTGCACTTCAAATTCAACGCCAGCCTGGTCAATAATGTCGTTAAATAAATCTAACTTATTTTTATAACCCCAATTTTCTTTTTCAAATGCTGGTACGGTAACGTCATTCTTGTAGGTATACCCGGATTTATCAAAGAGTTGTCCTAGATAGAATGTATACTCATGACTACCCGTGTATTGTGCGTGCAATGCTACTTTGGCAAAGTCCCAAAAGAACTGTTGTACCGCATCAAAGACAACGGTATTGGTATCATCACTCAGCTTCTTATACGTAATGACGTACTTTTCATTATCGAAGTTTAACCACCAGCCGTAGTCTAAGCCATTCAATACGTCGCCGCCGGCAAACACTTCACCAGTCAGTGACAGTCCGCCATTAACGCTAGTAGTTCTTGTAATGGTAGCTTGGCCGAAATGGGGCGCCCCAGACGGATCATGAAATTTAATCAATAATTTTCACCTCACCTTCCTAAATATATAAATCACACAAATTTTTGATTTGGATATCCGCACTGATTGAACATACTATCTTGTTAGCTGCACCGGGATGCAGGATAAAATACCCCGCATTGGTTTTATCATTAATGTTCTGATTGCCACGAGTATTATTCATGCCCGATAACGTATAAACGTCACCAGCAACTACTGGGCTAGTAACTATCAATGATTGACCATCGACTGTCAACGTAAACCCACCAGCAGACGCCACCTTAGCCGTCACGACAAAATAAAAAGCCTGTTCTAGCTGTGAACAAGCTACTGTACCGTTATAAGTTATTGATTGGCCACTAACTAACGTTTGCGACCGTGGCTTACTCTCACCATATGGCAATTCGACTGTCTCAAATTCCAGTGACCAGGTGTAGTAAACGCCCTTACCAGTCCGCTCGATGATTGATGGTAAGTTGGTATCTGTTCGATACACTTTAAACCGTTTCTTATCAACAGTTTGTGCTGGCATCACAAAGTCTTTGCCACTCTCACGCACGTCATACAAGTTTCGACCACCGTAAATGCGTGTTAAATAAATGGGTTCCACTTGTGACAAAGCCGCGTTAACTTTATCTCGCACATCATCGGCTTGTTCCAGACTCTTAACCCAATACAAACCATTGATTGTAATCCTCTTAACGACATGCCGGCCCCCATAATCTAATGAACCGGCGCGCCCATCAAAACTCTTAGTAGTTCTGGTGATTGTTGGCGCCGATTCTTCGAAGTTGAGCACTTGGAAGCCGAAGTCACTCAACTTATGTTCAGTTCCATTTAAGTTTGTAATTAAAGCATCCATTTGCTAACCTCCTTGTGAGAAGAATCGATTTAAATTGTGTTCCCGTGAATCCTTTTGTTTAATCAAAGTCCGCAGCTTTTCACCAATCATATCGTTGTGCACTTCAAATGTTGGTTGTTGGTCATCAAGCTTATTCAACAATTGGGCCATTTGTTCCATATTGTTATTTAAGAATCTTGAGAACTCACTAACTAATTCCTGTACATTGTTGTTCTGAGACTGATCATCATTAAAATTATAGTTAACATTCATACTCGTATTGCCAATTGAGTCATTGATGGCTTTCGAAGCTTGTATGATTGATGAGTTAGCCGGAATAGTACCACCCGCATACTGTGAAACACCAAACATCTTAGCAGTTAAGCCAGCCGGGATAACTTGCGTTCCTTTTGGTGCATTCAGATAGACATTACGTCCGTGTGGAATAAACGCTGGATGCCCGGGATACTTGACAGCTTCACGGAATACTGAACTTTCTTCGTCATTAACAATGATTGGATTACCATCGGTACCTGTTGTACCTGTTGCGTGCCGAGTAATTTTACGAAAAACAGTTGTAATGAAGTGAGTCACGTTCCCCATTGCATTCCAGTGGCTTAGAGTACGGATTGCGCTACTGATTGGACCAGAAGCGCCATCGTGACCACGAGCAGTCTTGTCTCGCATACCGGTTCCGTTGTAGCGACCTAACGAACCTTTAGCGCGTCCCATAGCACCGCTTGCCGAATCATATCCGCGAGCGGTTTTTCCGCGCATACCTACCCCGTTATATCGATCAAGCGACCGGTGAGCACCGTTAATTGGACTAGATGCAGCGTCATGTCCACGAGCAGTTTTGAGTGCCATATTAACGCCGTTATATTTCATTGCCGATTTACGTGCACCGTTCATTGAACCTGAGGCCGAATCCTTACCTTTTGCAGTTTTGGTCTGCATTTTGGTTGAATTAAATTTATCTAGTCCCTTTTTACCGCTCTTGGCAGGACCAGACGCCTTATCAGTAGCCTTAAGTACCTTACCAGTTACCTTAACTCGGCCAAACCTATCAACTGAAATTTTAGCTTTACCAGCATTCTTGCTAGCATTGTCCTTAGCAAATAAATTCTTAGTAGCGTTTTTTGGTAAATTCTGATAAGCCTTATAATTACCAGTTACCTTCTTAATAATTCTCGTAGCGCCCTTGTCGTTTGCAATTAATTTCTTTTCAGACGTGGGTAAGCTGTTCCAGTCTTTGACATTCCTAACGCCTTTAGCAACATCTTCGGCACCCTTAGCTTTAGCCATGACCGTCTTCATTTGTGGCGTTAAGTTGTTCCAATCCTTAATACCAATCGTAGCTTGCTTCATGGCTGGCGACGCATTGTCCTTTAAGACTGCCCGCTTCTCAGCCATCGTTAACTTATTCCAAGTTTGAGCCTTAGTCATGACGCCTAAGAGTTCTGGTCCACCTTTGGAAGTAATGATGGCCTTCTTTTCGGCTGGGGTAAACTTGCCCCATTGTTTGCCCTTTTCGATTAACCCGGCTAGATCATCGCCACCTTTAGACTTAATCATCGCCTGTTTCTCTTTAAGCGTTAAACCATCCCAGCGTTTGGTCTGAACAGCCGCAACCCCAACCATGGCCGCGGCATTAGAACTCATCTTTCCCTGTTTAACCAGTAGTTTCATCTGATTCCATTTGTCTTTCGACTTAGCGGCCTTATTGACTTCTGCCTGCGCATTGGTCTTAACTTTTCCAGTCTTGGAATCAAATACTAAGCTATTCCAGGTATCAGCTGCCGCCTTAGACTTCTTACTCATGTTGCCAGTTTCAGCAACCACCAAGGATGTACTCTTACTCATGTCATCATTTTGCCGTTTTACAATCGCCGCTGCTTGCTTGTAAGTGTAGCCAACATTTAGTAAATCCTGCGTGATTTGGGCTTTCGAAGCCCCGTTCGCCTTATCCAGTTTATAGATTGCCGCGGCCATACCATCTGTGGTTGACTTGTGGGTAGCTTGCAGGTCAGTCATTGCCTTGCCATATTGTGATGCAGAAATTTCACCTTTATCGTACATGGACTTGATCTGCTGGCTCTGATCATTGTAAAGCTTATTTTCTTTCTGCATTGAAGACGTCAATTGATTAATGGTCGTATCACGTTGCTTACGGGTCATGTTACCAATATCCCCATTCAATGCAGCTAGAACGTTCTTCTTAGCACTTCCACCAATTTTTAGTAGGCTAATTTCATCGCTATTCATTTTACGTTGGCTATTGAGCAATGCAGTTCGTTCCGTATCACTCAAGCCAGACATCTTACCGTTGTGGTTCTTGAGTATAGCTTCCGCGTTATTGTAATTTTCCTTAGCATCGGCCAATACTGTAGCATTATGCTTCTTGCGATCAGCGATATCTTCTTTTAAGTCATCTTGAACAGAGTCGGGTAGGCCCTTCATATCCTTCTGCATCTGCTGGATAGTGTCTTTGGAATCCTTCTCCATCTCCGTATACATATCACTGAAGTCTTTAGCAACCTTCTTCGTGCTAGTTTGACTAGCTGTTTCAAAGTCAGTCAAAGACGTACCCGCGCTAGTGCTAAATCCTTTAAATTTAGTCAGTGCGGAATCAGCCTGTTCACCGACATCTGAACCCCACTGCCGTGTTCGTGCAGCACTAGCTGCCGCTTCCTTACCATAGAGTTGCCAGTAAGCCACACCGGCTACAGCTGCCAAACCAACACCGGTCACCGCCGCACCAGTAACACTTAATGAGGTTCCTAATACACCGGCGCCAGCTTCGGCCGTCGTAAAGGCACCTTTAAGCAAGCCAAATGTTGACTTAGCCGTTGATGCCGAGCCATTTACAGTATCAACACTTCCCTTGAATGCTTTGAAACCACCACTGGTAGCATCAGTCGCACCTTTTAACATCGCGAGTGATTCTTTAGCTGCTTGATTCTTCGCGTGCCATTGTGCGGTAGCGCTAATAACTTTAACAATACCGCCACCAAATGTTCCAAATCCACCGACGATATTACCCAGCATACTCAATACTGGGCCACCAGCAGCAGCTAATAGGGCAAACTTAATAATTGTATTCTGAGTGGCATCATCCATCTTCGAGAAGCCTTGAACCATATCCGTGGCTTTCTTAACTAACGGTGTTAGTTTTGGAATTAACTTCTCACCGATTTCAATTCCTAGCACTTGTAATGACGCAATCAGTTTCTTGACATTATTTGCCGAAGTATTGCTCATTTGCTCGGCAACTTTCTTAGTCGCACCACCAGCGTTCTCAGTATCTTTAGTCAAGTCACGCAGACTCTTAGAACCGGCCTTAACTAATGCGTTAGCAGCAGCTTGGTTCTCACGTCCGAATGCTTGGGCTAAGGCCTTACCACGTTCAGCGTTTGACCAGCCCTTAGTGCCATGTGTGATATCATCAATTAGTTGCGGTAAATCGTGTGAGTCATGGGCCAGTTGCTTCGAACTAATGCCCATACTCTTGAATCCCTCGGTGTTTTGCTTGGTTGGCTTAATCAAACTAGTCAGCATACCACGTAAATTAGTCCCAGCTTTTTGGCCTTCGATTCCTTGGTTACTGAGCTCACCAACAGCCGCCGCAGTTTGTTCAACGCTGAGACCCAAACTAGAGGCAACCGGCCCGACGTAGCTCATCGCATCAGACATATCACCGAAGCCAGCCGCAGTCGCATTGGCCGCGTATGTCAGCGAATCGGTAACCTGCTGAGTGTTCTTCATCGTTCCAGCCGTTGAGTTAGTCTTTAACCCGAACTGTTCAACGATTGACGCTGTGGCATTCATGACCGTACCCATATCTTCACCGGAAGCCATGGTAGCGTCTAAGATAGACGGCATTGAGCCCAAAACTTGGTTAGTGGTATAGCCACGCCGAATAAGCTCTGCCATGCCGTTGTTGATTTCAGTAGTCGAGACACCGTACTTCATCGACATCTTTTTAGATGCATCACCCAACTGATCCAACTGTGACCGGTACTTAGCGGTAACCGCGCCCCCATTAGTCAGCAGAGGCCCCATGGACTTGATTTGCGAATCAAAAGTGATAGCGGATTTAGTTGCAATGGCTAAACCAGCCGCAATCGGGGCGCTGACTTTGCTGGTCATCGTTGAGCCGATGTTCTTCATCGATGTACCAGTCGCTACAGCGGCCTTGCTAACTTTATTTAAGCCACCGGTAAAACCAGTTTGCTCAACGCGTGCTTTAGCCATTGCCGCTGCATTATTCTTGTACTGAGTTTGTAATGAGGCTAATTTAGCATTGGCATTCTGCAATTGAGTTGCTAACTTAGCTGTTTGTGCGGTTGGTTTACCATCAACCAGCGAATCCTTGTACGCTTTACCCAGTTTTTCAACAACCCGCTGCTGACTCATCATTACTTGTGACAAGCCTTTAGACTTAGCTGATAAGACGTCAAACTGACGACCCGATTGACCGAGTACAGCCATTGATGATTTCATCTCAGCCATTGCATACTTAACTTCACGTTTAGCACCGGTTAAGCCTTTACCAAATGCAGCGTGATCCAGCCCTAACTCGATAACCATGCGGCCTAATACTTCATCTGCCATTTATTATTCCTCCCTTCATTAAGATTTTCTAGCAAAGTCAAAAAGACTCATGACAGGCTGATTACCAGGGTTTACCCCCACAGTTCCCGGTTTGACTCGGGTCCCACTTTCAGTCTGCTGAGTCTGTTCGGTCGTTGCTTCGATTATTTGCGACAACAATTGAAAATCAACATCATTTAATACGCTCGACAGTGTATAGCCAGTGCGGTTCTCAACAATTACGCCGACTGCTGATAACACACTTTTGCGAGCTTCTTTGATTGTTATTCCGGTGTCGTCGCCATCTGTAGCTTTTTTGGGTTTACATTTGCAACCTTACAAATAAGTTCAAAAATATGGTCTTCAAAGCCAATCGCATTGAGCCCACTCCAAATCGCTTCTGTTGTCACTAACGGGTTAGTAAATACTTTGGCTAGAAATGCTACTCGTTCTTCAAAAACATCACGCAATTTACGATCTGAGTTATCGGTTTCGATTAAGTCCAATGCGTCCAAGATACGGCCTGCTGGAATGAACGATTCCGTGAAGGTCTGCTTTTTACCATCAATAAGTAATTCCATCTTTAGTGGTGTACTCATAGTTTTTTCCTCCATACACAAAAAGCCGCCCCAATTGGTATTGTTGATTTATCGGCGACTAGTGGTTAGTTATTCAATATATTTTTCAGAATTATCCATTACTTGGAGTTGTATCGCTACCTGCTGGATCAAACAATTGCTTTTCAAACTTCGTAACAGTCGTTGCATCCTTAGTGGCATCGCCCACAAACTTCTGCATCACTTCGCCGTTAGTAGCTGTGGCAATCGAACTAATTGGCGTAAAAGTCCAAGCATCAGCTTCTGGTGTAAATGATTTAGATGAATCCAGCGTGCTCAAGCTAATCTTATCCCGCGTAAATGTTCCCTTGAAGAAACCAACTAACGCAATTTCGCCAGTGTCTTCTTTGGATTCCATTTCAATTGAGCAATATGGTGGCAACGTATCTTCACCACCATAGCTGATCTTGTCATCATCGACACGGAAACCAGCCAATAGGTCAGCACTAGCTTCCGGTAAATCCAAAATACCGAGTGCTACCTTGGCGTCACCCAAGCCTTGACGTGACAAGTAGTAATCGATATTAGACCCCGGTACTTTCACTGGGTCTTTAGCTAAACCACTGATTTCAGCAGTGGTCGTAGCCCCTTTGTGTGCCTGACCTTCAACAATAATCAGGTCACCTTTTTTCGTGCCGTCTTCGGCAAATGGTTGAATCTTTAATCGTTTATATCCTACAAACATAATTACATCTCTCCTTAATAATTTGTGTCATACAATTTAGTGTTACCACGGTATCTGCGAACATCAACAAAGCGGTTAGTTTCAGTCATGAATTCATCTAATTCGTTCTGAGCACCAGATAGCCGACTGAATCCCAACGCAAGCATTTCATTTTGAATTTCACGTGCCACAGCATTACGTGCCGGTCGACTGATGGATTCAACATTGACTTGAAATGTGAACTGCACATTCAAATAATCATCACTGCCAACAGCCGCTGGTACCGGTGGCCCGACAGGTGTAATCACAACAAATAGATTGTCGTGGTCAGCCGTTTCTGGGCTTTCGAAATAACTAATTCGATGACTGCCATCACCAGCTAATGTCAGTTTTGCAATTGTTGCATTTGCCAACAACGCGGTATAAATAGTTGCAAGCATATCCTTGGGTTCAGTCATAGTAGTTTCCTCAATTCAGCTTCTTCAAGTGCCTTGGCAGGGCCACGGCTACTATCAAATGCACCTTGAACTTTACCCATGCCTCGTGGATGATAGGTTTTGCCGAACCGTGTATAACCGAGCTCATTCAGATGGACTAATCGCCAGCGAGATCCCGCGTGCCAGCCAATTTTAATTGTGCGAACACCGCCCCGGCTGTGCGGGTTTCCCACCGACACTTGAAGAACTGTTTGCCCTGTATCACGATAACTAGCCACGGCGTTCTTTAACTCAACTGCTACACGCCTACCAGCCAATCGTAGCGCATCGTTTTCAGCACGATTCAGTTTTGCTGGACTCAGTTTCTGGGACAGCTTGTTGATGACTTCATCAACGCCTGTGAACTTAACCGTTACTTCCGTCATTTAGTCACCCCCAGCACGATTTTGACAAAAGCATTATTTTCTAGGTCCGGCGCCACCTGGATAACATCCCAAACAATCGGTTGACCAGTGGCATCCAGATACCGGCGGTCGTCAATAACCACGGTGTCCTTAGTTGTCGGGTCAAATTCGCCAAAAGTATCGCGAATCTTGATAGTCACGCCATACTTTGCTTCATTAACGTTAAGCACTTCACGGTCTTTGGTGGATGGATCATAAGCTAAACCCAAACACTCAAAAGCTTGTTCAGTTTGACCACGACCTGGCTCTGGCCCCAAATTTTTGACGGTACGAAAAAAACGAACCGGCGTATTAAGCTGATTCGTTCTTATTGGTGGTGCTTTGTACTCAAACTCCGGTCGGTTCATCTTCATCATCCCCCGGTTCATAGCTGGTCAAGGACGCAGACAATAAGTCGTCCAAAAAATTAGCGTCGAAAAACTCGACTTGGTCATTGTAAGCGTATCGTGCTCGTTCTAAAACTAGCTCGTCATACACATCATCACCGGCGTTACTGGCAATACCAGTAATATCAGTGATACGCTTCTGACTTGCATTCAGAATTCGCGATAAATTCGCGTCCTCGGTTTTGTGATAAATCTTCATACGCAGTTTGAATCGATCTAATAATGGATTCACTTAATCACCCCACTAATGCTAGTAAATCGGCCTTCAACGTAGCTCCAGTGTGGTCAATTCCGTTAGCATCTAACCAAGCTGTAATCTCAGCTACGGTACTGTTCGCGGTAGGCTTAGTTACCCCGGTGTCCGGGGTCGCTATTTTCCCGCCGTATCAGTAGTGGTAGCTGTTTCCAACGCTAAGTCATAAACGAAAGCGACGTTGTTATCTTTGCCCTTGCCATATGCAAATTGCTTAGCAGTGTACAGTGTGCCGTCTTCCATAGCCAAAGTTTCAGTGAACTTCTTGATGTTTACAGCACCAGCCACATACGCATCGTAACGATCAGGAACAAAGGCAATCAGCTTACCATTTGGTACGTATTGAGATTCAACAATTTGGATTCCAAATGGATAAGCCAGTACCCATTGGCCATTGACGTTTTGCATCGTCATGGCAGCTTCCATGTCCAACGAAATCCCTGGGGTCACGACTAAGACCGTCTTACCCTTGGCAACGTATGGCTTACCATTTTCCTTAACTGATAACTTCTTGACAATACCAGCTAATTCCTTCTTAGCAGTTTCGGTGTCCTTTAAAGTAATTGAACCAACAGACGCCTTTTGAGCATAAGTAGTCGTGTCACCGCTAACGGTCCCCTTGGATAAGTCAGAAATCAAACCGATTGGTTTATCGTTACCGTCACCAACTAAGAATGCTGATTCGAGGGCTGCAGCAAATGCTTCGGTAATTTGAGCCATCACGAATTGCTTGATCCAAGCTGCACCAAATTCTAAGATATCGTTTGGCAATGCCACAAACGCCGTCAGCTTGGATTGAGTAGCCGTTTGATCATCAAACTTAGCTGTTAATTGACCTTTGATTTCATCGAAAACTTTACCCCAAACAGCCTTACCGCCTGTTTCATCGGTCTTTAAAAACTTCAACCGTAAACCAGTCGTTTGTAACTTAATAGTTTGCAAGAATGGATGTTGATCAACTAAGTCTTCAAAGATTTGGTCTACTGTCGTTTCTGGTAATGTTACTTCGGTCTTTTCAGTGTGGGATAAGTCACCGGCCGTTAAAGCGTTAAAGAACTTAACTTCATCACCCGTCATTGATGGATCTTTACGTTGAGCGTTCAGCACATCATCCGTCTGTAAGTGGACTTGATTCTTGATTTCAGCCATGGTATCTTCACCAAGCGCGTCCATCATATCAGTAAAGCCCTGTGCTTGTTTATCGGCATCCGTGCTATTCTTCATCAATTCTGCATAAGCCTTCCGCTTAGTTGAAAAATTAGTAAAAGTTTTGGGATCAAATTTAATCATTGTTTTTTCCTTCTTTCGTAAATTAAAAAGCAAACGGATCAACAAATTTGTTTTCCGCTTGCTTTGTGGGTTGAATATTTAATTTTTGTACGACCGCGTTTGAAATACGGTCAATATCAGTATCAGATAAATCAGGAGCTGGCTTGACTAACTCGGCAATCTTATCAATCGCCGTTTGCGGCAATAGCCCAGAACCACCATCCGCTACCAATTGAATCTTATCATCAGTAAACATAACTTCGTCTACGAATCCAAGCTCCTTTGCTTGATCGGCATTCAAGTAGGTTTCAGAGTCCATCTTAGCCAACAAGTCGTCCATCGGTAACTTCGTTTTCAATTGATAAGCATTGGCCATCGCTTCATTGAGTTGTTTTAACATGTCCGACAATTTGTCCTGATCATGATAATCACCATAAACTCCAGCTGCAGAGTTATGGATCATAATTTGGCCAACCGGACTGATTCGTGTTGGATTACCGGCCATTGCGATCACGGACGCGGCACTTGCAGCCATGCCCATAATGTTGACCGTGACCTTACCGGAGTAATTCATCAGTGCTGTATAAATTTCACTTCCAGCAGTTACTAAACCACCGCCGGAATTAATATCAACTTCGATATCTGAATCATCATCTGGTAATGCATCAATAACATCCTTAGGAGCAGTACTGTCCATTTCCAACATGTCATAAATCCACTTGTCATCGTTACTAATAATCGGACCCTTAACGTTAATCTTCTTCATTATTCTCACCACCTTTCGTTGTATAATTCTTGGTCATCACTATCTGGTCACCGTCTTCACGTGGTGGCAGCCCAACTGCTGACCGAACCTCGTTTTGAGTAACCATACCTGACGAACCAAGCTTGTCGATTTGTTCTGCTAGTTCAATTAGTGTTGGTCGATTAATACCAATTACTTCAACTTGTTTGCCATTCTTTAAGTAATCTCGCTGGCTGAATGACTTAGCATTTAGCTCTGACTGAATCTTAGTTAATAACGAACTCAAGCACTGCTTATTGAACAGTTTTTGATTTTCAGCAGTTTCAGCAGTTTCACCATGAATTAACGCTGGTGGCACTCCTACCAGCCGGGCAACATGGTCAATGAATGCCAGTAACACGCCGTTACTTTCATCAAATGTCTGATTTTTGCCTACCCCGTTCGATACTTCGTTATATTCAAAGCCATTTGTGATTGGTACTAGTGCAACAGAGTTCTTGCTGAACGATTGGAAAATCTTGTCGATAAACTTCTGCAGCTTGTTGGCTTTACCGTCATTAACACCAGCCGTTAAGTCAGCCTTAACGGTCGCTCGAATTTGATTATTACGAAGTTCCAGCTCATACATTCGGCCAAATAACTCACCGTAGTCTCCCCATAAACCAGTCAGATAGTGCTCTAACTGGTCGTTTGAGTATCTCAGGTAAATAACATCAGACATCGGGAAGGAACGTTTAAAAGTGTATTCTTTGACTGTAACATTATCGAAAACATCTTCATATACTGCATACTCGTGACGACTAAAATCATCAGCAATTAATAAATCGCCATCGTCGTCTTGAATCACTAGTACCTCATTGTAATAAATCAATTGGTAGATAAAATGCTGCCAAAAATCACTGGCCGATTCGTCAGTATTTGGTCGGACATTAAGCTTGTAATACATCGCATCTTTAACAGGTAACCCCTTGTTCATCACACGAAACTCCGACTGGCTAACCGCCCGGCCTACGTAATTGATCACTGTGTCAATCGCCATGCGCTTTAAGTAGGCTCGGTTCTTAATGTCCTGGAACAAATCAAGATCATAAACAAAGCTGGAATCTTTTCGCCGCGTAAACAGGTCAAAGAAGCTATTAATTACACTCATATATTCACCTCCCTTCCGTTAGAAATCAATGTCGGCCAACATATCTAGCGATTCATTTACCGAGTAGTCGGGTAACTGGTCAACCAGATATTGGCCATATTCAAACGCTTTAAAGCCATCAGTTTTTCGCCGAATTTCTTCTTTCTTGCCGTATCGTTTGTTACCGTGGCTATCGGTCGAAACCAGCACGTTCTGAGTGTTCCACCGCAATAGTGGGTTGTCACCCCAGATATATTGATGATTGGCAAACCCTGTCTCAATCCTCGGGGCTAGTAATCCATCAATGGCAGTTGGATTCCGAATGACTGCGACTTCAAATCCAGCGTCTACGAAAAACTTACGCAAAAGATCGGCACGAAAGTTATCCATGACAACTTTCTTAATGATGAAATGTTTCCGCTGTTCCAAAAACCAATTAACTACGGCTTGTGGGTCAATTGTTGGCGTGTCTACCACAGTCAGTAACCCGCGTTCTTCCCATTCAGCAATAGGAGGAGCAGACTGGGGGCGGTCTTGTGGTTTAGCTGAATACGCATAGAACTTATCGACAAATTGACGGCGGGCAAATTGATGGCTGATAAAGTATTGCTTACCATCTCGCTTGATAGTCAAACCATCTGCAGTAAAGTCGCGAATAGATGCGAAATCCACTGAGCCAATCGCTTCCATGCCCTCTAAATCATCGGGAACCGGCTTATTGGTTGCTTTAATTTGCTCATAAGGGGCAACTGACTTTTCTAGGTCTTCAACCTGGTAGTTCATGCGCTTAATAACGAACTCATCATAACCAGACGGGTCTAGTTCCAGGTCGTTATAGTCATCCATGGTCTCCTGGTAAACGTCTTTAGCGTAGTCATTCATTGGCTTAGAAAATGATGGGTTGGCAAGCTCCCAGTTGGCTGGGTTGTCCATCTCTTTCAAACTATCCAACTCGCAAACAAATGGAAACATCGATTCAATGGGGGCCTTGCCGTCTAAAATCGCATCAGCTTTTGCTAATTCTTTATCTAGGTAGCCATCACGCACATAGCCCTTGGACCCAATCTCGAAAACTCGTGAGTCTCGAACTTTCCCAAGCCCAGAAATATGAACTTTGACATTTTGGTTATTGGGATAGGCGTGGATTTCATCGAAAATAACAAAACCATCACGCAAGCCATCTTTAGTATTCCCGTTAGAAGTCCGGTATCGTAGCGTCGAGTTGGTAGACTTCGAATGAACTTGCGAATTGGTCGCATAAAATTCGCCTTTCAACTCACTATGCAAGTCGACCGCATCGTGAATCTCATCAACCGATGTTTTGGCCTGTTCTTCACTATTGGCGATAATGGAACCATTATAATTGCGGACCCCATGCAGTCGTGATAAAAGAAAAGATGAAATCACCGATACCCAGCCGTTCTTACCAGCCCCACGGCCAACGACTACCATGAACTTCCGAATTGCTCGCCGCTCAGTGGTGTGATCATATAAAAAAACGAACGCGGTTAAGAATTTTTCCCAGGGTGTAAATGGGAAAAACCACTTATCAGCGAACGTTAAACAGTCCTCGATTTTTTCTTCATCAAAATAATAATTTTCGTTAGTTAGAACGGTCTTTTCTATTAATTCCACGAGTTTTATTCGCCGCTTATTCAACCTGATAGAACCGTATTTATAGGCCTGTAGGTAACTTTTAACATACTTCTGTTGAATCATACCAAGCCACCCTTTTCGTCGCTCGTAGTAGCTGTTTTAGACGCTTTAGGGGTGGTTTTAACGGGCTTAAAGTCCTTTTCAAGCGTTATTAGCGCGGAATTAATTCGATTTTTTTCGGAAACAGCCGGATTTGCTTTCCAATATGTCTGTTTGCCATTCTCGATTTTGACCATCACACCATTGGCAATAATGGCTTCATCAAGCTTATAAAAAGCGTTCAAAAGGCTGATATATCGGTCAACCTTCTCTTTCTCAACAGCTGATTTTTTATTGATTCGCTGCATCAATTCCCTTCTTATCTTACGGTGGTCCAAACCCCCACCCCCCTTTCAAATTGAATAAAAAAAGCAATATTTTTCCGGAGTCGAGTCCTACCCACCGGTTCCCAGTTTTCTATTTTTCGCCAATTTTTTTGACCCCGGGGGCCTCTGTAAATTTAGAATAAATGCTTTCCAGTCAAAAAAGATTGCTTTATTAATGTAGTAATATCCAGTAAATTCTTTTTCATTATTCATCCGTTTACAATAGTTCTTTGCTCGTCGTTCACTAAAATAAACACGATGTGCAAATAATACATTCGCTTGTTGGTCACGCATGACTACGTAGACCACGACTTGCTTAGTGTTATCGGTTCTTGATCGCATTAGTCATCACTCCTTATCTATTGATAGAACACCTTACCAGTCTGTTGATTGATAAAGATCACATGCTGAATTGGCTTATAGTCGCTCTCCGATAATAAGAAGATGGTTGCAGTCATCATGCTAACTCCTGACTCATCAATATCTGTAGCCGTTACAAACAGATAACTACACGACACTACCTGAGCCTGCTCACCGTCAACATAGATCTCAGGTATCTTTTGCCCGTTGTTTATTGACCAAGTTATATCATGTTCCACCATTAATCCCACCTCTCATCCTTTGACCATCGGTTCTCTTTATGCTCATGCTTGCTTCGATAGTTCATGCGATGATGTCGTTTGTTGTGACAGTCCTTGCACAGCGTCCGCAAGTTAGTCGGCTCGGTCCGCAGTTCCGGATAGTCAGCCAACTCTTTGATGTGGTCAACTTCCAGTACAACCGGACGACCATGCTATCAACGTCGCCATACCGAGTTACCTTGCCATCGCGCTTACACCACACACATTCATAGTGATCACGCTTTAGGATAGCTGCTCGCAGATGTTCCCACTCAATTGAGTTGTAAAAGGACCGGCATTGGTCAGTCGTCCATTGCATGGCGTAACTTACAAGCTACCTTGGATGTGTCAACATTCAGATCAATGACCAGCTCTTGCTTGGTAAGATGCTTAGGCTCAATCCCATTCATAACATTGCCCAAGCCACTATAGATATCATGCAATAAATAACCTTGTTTGACTAAGCCATAGCAAGTCTCATTGATTGCTTGCGTTACATTAAACTCCGGTTGTTCCATTCGTATTACCTCCAATAAATTTAATTAATATGCTGATAAGGATTTGCACCTTATATGACGTGTGGTCATATCAGTGTCACCCGATACCCGTTACTCGCGTCTGACTATGCGTCTACCTATTCCGCCACAGCACACCTTGGATAGTGTCACCCAAACCACTAACAGTGACCTATAACTCACCGTTGTTTACAGTGTTCATGTATTTTTACACTCCGGAAGCTATCCTTCTCCCAGAAATGATGGTATTAAAAAACGCCACACCGTTTGGCATGACGATTTTTCTTGCTTGAAAATAAATATCATTCATGATTTATCTTGCAACTAATCATTTTGGTCTCTTCTTATGCATCAAAAAACTTAGCTATTAATTCAACCCATAATTTTTAATCGATGACTGAAAATATCCAACTAATCCACTGTTTCACGGTACTTCTTCGTCTTGGAATAGTAGAGCCGCTAATAGAACCAACATATGCTTTCAAAATGGAATCAATATAGTTATTGTCAGCCACACCACCATTTTTAATATATGAATCAAAAATTAGCTTTAAGGTCACATGACTGAGCATCTGTTTAATTATCAGCTCATTTCGTTTATTCGAATTAGGTAATGAATTTACCATATGTCCTAACTCATTCAATTGATATTTGCCATTAATATGAGTGGCTAATCCTAAAAAGCCAACACAATTAGCATAATAATCGCTCTGACGAACATCAAATCCAAATAATCTAGCCAATTCAAACTTATCTTTGGGTTCTTCTAAATATTTGATCGTGTCTAAAACCATCTGAAAAGTATTTGCCTGAGGATATGGAAAATTCTCTGGTTCTGGATTCATAGGTGAACTTGCAGAAATTTGCTTAACTACATCCATATTTAAATCTAAGGTTTTATCAAGGATAAAACTAAATTGCGCAACTTTTTTTTATAGACGAATAGTTGTTCAAACTAGTAAACTCAAACTGATAAAAGTTAAATACCTCATCAGCATAAGTGAAATACAAGGGAATAACAGGTTTTCCAGTTCCTAATTCATTATAAACGCGATACGGATAATATAGCTGTCGAATCATAAAATCAGCTGGAATATGAGTCTTTGCTTCTACAATCGCTAACTTATCCGTATTTTCAAATCCTGCGTCAATTTCCACCTGTGCATTTTCAACCCTAAAATCATACATTGTCTTATCACGGAGTTGAATTTTGTAGTCTAAATCACCAGACTTTAAACGCCCAGTAATTGTATCTATAGCTGGAAAATACTCAGAACTTTCCATGATATAATCAATCATACCAGTCGCTTTAGCTACATTTAATGCAACAGCCTCAGAAGTTATATCGAATGTATCCCATGTCTTCACCCATTCAGGCAGAGACACAGGAACTGGTTTTATATTGTCTACTACCAATGACTTATACGCTAAAAACCGTCCAATAACATAGGTCCCACGAGTAGTCGGTAGAATCGCTAATTTATTTTTCCTAAACAGCTTCGGCAAACTAGATGACCAGTCAAACTTCGTAATTAATCTTGGCTCATAAAATTCCTTAATTTTTAAGGACGTTATACTAAATACGCCGTCTCTATTAACATGGTTTAAAATATCATACTTGCTAAAAAGACTAGCCCATGCATCATCAGCTTTTGTCATATGAAATCACACATTTTAACTTTCTTCCAAGTAATTATAGTTCATTATTAAAACTTCGTTAACTTTTCCTCTTCCATTTCCCTTTGAGTTAATATTTCTTGAAGCAGGAACTATGATCGTATTTTTACTGTAATCAGAATAAATATCATGAATAAATGGTACCGATGAATTGCTCAGCATAACCTTGACACCCTTTTGAGTTAAATCATCCATAAGGTCTCTCAGTCGTACCTGTTCATCTGCGCCAAAACCATTTAATGTGTACCCTACAAAGCTTTGTTTATCATTCACCATGGGTGCATATGGAGGATCAAAATAAACAAAATCTCCATACTTTGCATCCTTTACAGCTTCCTCAAAATCTACATTTAATATCTTTATCCTAGATTTATTCAAAAAAACACTGACCGCTTTAAGTATTTCAGCGTTTACAATCGCCGGATGCTTGTATCTACCATATGGAGTGTTAACTTGATTTTGCCTATTTACACGAAACAAACCATTAAACCCTGTTTTATTTAAGAAAATAAAACGTGCCGCACGCTCAACATCAGACTTCCCGTCAATTATTCCATTTCTATCCCACTCGCGAACCTTGTAATAATACTCACTCGAATTATTGGCCTCATGGATTCTCAGTTCATCTAATAAATCATCAAGATTATCTCTTATTACTTCATATGATAAAATCAATTCAGTATTAAAATCATTAATGGTTGATGGCGTATGTTGTAAATTAAAAAATACAGCTCCGCCGCCAACAAAGGGTTCAAAATATCTCCCAAAATTTTTAGGCATATATTTAGTTATTTGTGGTATTAATTGTCTTTTTCCTCCAGCCCATTTTACAAATGGTTTAACCAGTGGATTTTTATATTTCACCATGTTTTTTTCACTCACATCCTAATAAGCAGATATTACATTCAATCTTATCATACAAAAGTGTTTAAGCAAACGCCTGTTCCTTCAAACAATTTGTGCCATTAATTTTACTTTGTCCTTTTTGATACCTTGTAACTCGCTCACAATATACATTGATACTACAAGTAGCTAATCTAGCCGGTCTTAGCAACATAGAACATAGAAGCATCCAAATTTGCTAACTGGCGCTCATTCATCTGAACTATTCGATAATACAAATATACACCCATTTACTCGGCATGTAAGTGACATTCAGGGGACATTTTAGTGACATCTAGGGGACATTCAGGGGACATAGTTCATAGGGTGTCGTAATTTTTAGATATCTTAGCATGCTTAACTCCGTCACCATATAGTCGTTTGATCTGACGGAACGAATAGCTCATTTGTAACGCAATCGTGTCCAGCTGAATATCTTCAATAAAATACTGCTCTAATATAGAAGCTTCCAGTGAGTTAGTCAGTTCATCCAGACAATCCGTAATTTCAGCTTTGATTGGCCGACTCTTCTTTATGAGCTTGTTGATACGTCCTTCAATTTCTTCTCGCCTAATTAAATCATCGGCCAGTTCTCGACGCTTACCACCACCTGGCTGTCCAGTCATACTAGGTGAATGTGTTGACTCAATACGATCATCAAGGACAAACAGCTTAGTTTCCAGCCGCTTGATTTGTTTAAAGTAAGGCCGGTAACGCCTTAAGAATTTCTTGTTAGTTTCAAAATCGCCCACCACTTTCCACCTCAACTCCGAATAATTAAATTACCATGGCGATATTCTGTTACTCGCCGATTTAACCAGCTGTACTTCTTATGCAGTTGCTTTAAGGTTTGATTCTTCTCCTCTGTTGTATGCGAGCTTTTGGCTGCGTATGCTTCAATTAAATTGTATTGTCGCAATGAAACTGCTAAATAGCCGCTCTTCATTGTTGCCTTGGTTATCTTCCAAATAGGTGCCATTTCTTTTTCGTTTGCGCCAAGAATGCCATTTTCATGGCGGTCTTCAACCTCACATACAAGACTGTTGAGCTTCTCATGATCTATACGCTTTTCCATTATATTTTCTCGCCCTCATTCTAGCTATCGTATAAATTTCACCTGCAATCATCATGGTGGCATTATTTATTATTGTCAAAATACATGCTCTATTGTAAGATTTGGATTATTTTGGCGTATTCGGTGTCAGTCATTCGTCTTCCTCCACTTGATAACCATCTAGCCACGCTCTGGCAAACACTTCCGTGTGCATTAAAATCCATTTGACAACGCTTGGTTTCCAAACTCCTTCGTAAGCACCATATAACGCCACCCCTAGCTTATAATCTCCATTTTTAGCTTGCTTAATCATATAAGCCACTTCTTCAGGGATTACTGGTAACTCGGCATACGTCTTCTTGAATACATCATCTGCAATTAGCCAATGCTCTCCGTTAACACCGGTTGCAATCCAGTCACCTACATGTACTAATAGATCACCTTCTAGGGTCTTAATGATTGCTCCACCTTTGCCATTAGGCGCTAATTGAAATCCCATGTCATAACGTTCAACCATCTCATTGCTTCCATCAAACTGTTCGGCCTTAATAGTGGCCGTTTTACGATAAACTTTAATCATCGTCGCCATCTCCTACATTTAAAAAATCCAGCTTTTTTGAAAGTTCACGATTAGTTTTATTCAACAAAATCAAATATTCATCAATTTTTAAAACTTCGTTATCGTTAATAAGTCGCTGTGTATAGAATGCCTTTAACGCTGATGACAAATCTGGATAATAGCCAATCGTTTTCGGCGTGGGCTTACCAAGCTTATCCGTTAATCGACCACCTTTACTATCTGTAACCCGTTGTAGCGCCCAATTGTTATACTTTTGAGCTTCTACCTGATAATCATTGTTAATTTTAATGATCATTTTCAATCCTCCGTAATAATTAGAATCCATAACCAACCAGTCCCTCATTAATAATCTTCAACGCATCTTCCGGGCTACGTGCAATCCCGTGAACCGTGTGTTGTTTCATCAAAAATTTATGAAATTTGACCTGATCATCCCGTGGACGTCCAGTTTCGTTCTTACATTCAATAAAAAATATTGTGCCGTTTGAATGCCGAAAGCCAAACAAATCTGGGAATCCTTGGGGCAGTCCAGTATCGAACCATCTACCATTCTTCATTTCAACTTTACCGACGTTAGCACGGAATATTGTGCAACCGGCAGCCGACACGGCCACGCGGATTTGATTTTGTATTTCTTGTTCTCGCATTGTGTCACCTCAATTAGTGACTACACTTCAACTAACCAAATACGTCTTATCCCTTATGTCCCAATGAGTTAACCGAGGTGTAGTCATGTAGTCACTTGTTTTCAACTTTTCTAACACACACCGTCGTGTACCCCTATTCCCTATACCCTATATAAAATAATATATATATATAAATATATATAAGTAGAGTATACATATTAATGTATACGTTGGGGCCGTAGGGCTTGAGCGTAGTCTCTATACTTGCTACACTATGACTACTCTGACTTCACTCGGGTGTATCCACGTTTTGGAACACCCTTAATCCGTCGTTGTGTCGCGTGCCATTCCTTTTTATTGTCCATGACGTACTTAATTTTATTGGCTAATTTTCGATTCTTAACGATATCCGGAACTCCCATCTTGAATGCAATCTCGGAACTAGTAACAAAATCGCCCTTGATTTGAGCTAGTGATTGTTCGATAGCATCTTCTTCGGCGTCAATGTACATGAATTGCTCACGATTGTCTGCCATCATCTGCTCCTGATCCTGCGTTAATCCGAATCGAAAACCGTCGCGATAATAACTTGCGAACTCACCCCATAGCTGATCAATCGTTTCCTGCGGCAAGTCAGTAATCGGTGACTTCTTCTGTAGTGCTGAATTGACCATCACCGGCATAAAACGCCGCTCACCGGTTTTATCCTTCAAGTAAGTCACTTCATTAGTCGTCCGTGCCATCACAAAGTTTTTATATCGCCGGACGGTATAGCGTCCGTATGCTGGCCGGTATTCAACAATTTCAGCTGAGATAAACTTTTTCAAGATTTCAAAGCTACTATGACTAGTCGCGGTCATTTCATCATCGTTCACGATCCAAGCCCGCATCATATTGCCATAGTTGTCTTTGTTTTCAAAGTCAGTGAATTGGTCGGTGTACCAGCCATTTGACATACGCTTAAGCAAGGTGGTCTTACCAGTTCCTTGACCACCCACTAAATCCAAAACAAAATCAAATTTAGTTTCTGGCTTGAATACTTTGGCTACTGCGCCGACAAAGAATAGCTTGGTCTGTAATGTTGTCACTGGTGATTTTTCAACGCCGAGATAGACCGGCAAGAAGTCAGCCACCCTAGTAACGCCGTCCCATTTTTTGTAACATTTGTTCAGATAATTAATAACTGGATTGAATACGTTACGTCGTGACACTTCGGTAACTGCCGCATCAATTAACTTTGGCGCAAACATGACTTTATACTTACGTTCGATGTACCGTTGTACTGCTGGTGTGAACTCATCTTGCAGTGGTCCATGTTCCAACATTAGCTCGGCTGAATCTTCCATGAACTCAGTTTCGTAACTAAATTCGTTATAAGCAAACTTACCTTTAAGCAGCGGATCGTGCTCTAATATCAGACAAACATTTTCAAGTGAATTTGCTTTAATACCGCCCTTAGCTGTTTCCATAAAATTAATTCGATTTTTAAGCGGTACAACTTTCTGCTGTTCCTCTAACTTGCGTAGCTTGTCCGCTTCTTCCTCTGCGCTCACTGGTTAGCCTCCCTTCGTCTAATTTCTTTCTTAATCATCGACTCAATCGTTGTCTTGGCTTCTCGCTGAGTCAGTGAATCGTCTGTATTTGCATTTGCCAGCAAGCCTAGCTGGATAACTGCTCGCGGATCAACACCTCGGAATAATAATCCACCGGCGAAACTTGCCAGTGCATTATTACGTCCACCGGTGGCACCCAGTCCGTTGACGATAGTTTCAAATAGTGTGGCTGTCCCTGACTTTTGCGTGTAATCAATTTTTAAATCCGTCGTCGCGTCGACCGGATCATCAGGGTTAGCATTGATTGCTTGGACCAGCTCGCGTGGAGCCGTCACGATTGGATTGTGATTCTCCCACTGATACAGCTTACCATTCCGCTCACTGGGTGCGACCATCACATAATTGTTAACGTGAGCCTTAATATCAATTCCCGGTAGCCATCCGATATTCTGCTGAACAGTGCTATCTTCACGCTTTAGATAAAATAGTTGCCGGCCGCCGCCCGCTGTCTTCTGCGATAACGTTTCACGGAAATACTCTGGGTGCTCATAGTCTTTGAACGATTGAAAACCATCCGCACCATTAGAGTGTTCGTCAATATCAACTACAAAAAAATTAGTTGTCCGTAGTGCTAATTGTGCGTACGGGTGTGATCGCCAATAGCTTTGAATCTGATCAATGGTCAAGGCGGGCTGGTCAGCGAACTTAATCATCGGTTTCTTGCCAATCATTGGCAGGACGCTGAACCCCGCTTTGGCGTATCTAACTGCATAATTAACTAAATTACGCATGACCGGCCTCCTTCTGTAAATTAACGGGCATCACACCCGAACGATGGTTTACTGGCACTGCAGTATTTATTTAGAACGGTGCTTCATCTGTTGGTTCTACTGGTGCGTCTGCGTCAGTTGGTAGTGGTGCTTCCGCGTCTGTTGGCATTGGCGCACCACCTAAGTCGCCAGGTAAGTCTGCATCTGTGATGTCTGCAGTTTCAGGCTGTTCAGTTGCGTCTAGGTCATATTCAACGTAGGGATTGTCGGGATCCTTCTTGTTTGGACGGTGCTTAATGTGTAAAATCACCGACTTACCTTTTTCTGGTGCAAGTACATTAGCCAGCATTTCGTGTGTGTCAGTTTCATTCTCACTGGCAAAGTATTCTGGCTTCATCTCAACGCCTAACAGTGAACCTAACTTGATGACAAACTTAATACTCCGGCTAAGAATGAAATCTGGAATCGCCTTTCCTGCTTTACTCTTAGTGGCAAAACTAATGCGGTCGTACTCTTTTTCGCCAGCGTGGTCGCCATCAAGAACCGTAAACACGATCTGTAAGCAATCCCAACCTGAATCGAATGATCGATGTTCAATGCTTTCCACAGCGGTTAAGTAATCACCATCTGGTAATCCTGTGCTTCCACTGTTCACTGAATCATTCTTTGGATCAAAGTTATCTAAAGTGTTTGCTGCAATATCTAATAAACTCATTTTTATTTACCTACTTTCGTTGTTTGTGCTTCCGGTGCTAATGCATTCGGAATAGCTTTTAAAATGCTTAGAATCTTTGAATCATTAATTTCATCGGCTTTATACCGGCGGCGAATTTCTGTCACGTTTCGTAAATAGTTCTTGCCAACGTGTTGAGTATGGATGACTAAATCACAATTTCCATTAACCACGTTGTAATACTTAGTCTTGAGTGACGGAACAGTCTTCGTATTACCATCATCATCTGTAAAGTCATTCTCGCGACTAATGTAAACGACGTTGATTGGTAATGCCTTGAGATCCATTACCAGACTTTGAAGCACAGTATTGAACAACGCATATCCTCGGCCATACCCCATATCAGCCAAAGATTCAACTCCAGCTTTCAAACAAATCGCCTGTTCAATCAATTGACAAACATCATCGATAACATCTAGCGTCACCGTCTCGTACGTGTTTTGGGTAGTTTCTAACTCCAAAATCACTTCTTGGAGCTGGTCAATGACACTACTCTTTAAACTGCCATCAGGGTTGCGCACGTTTCGTAATTGAATGCTTGGACGTGTTCCCATGGCGCTATTTCCATCAGTATTCAAGACTAATACATTTGGGAAATGTTCAGCTAGGTAACTCTTACCGCTCATTGTTTGGCCCCAAATAAAGAAGTTACGAGGGGTTCCAGCGGGCTTATGGGGTTCATTCTTTGGTAGAATACTCACTTTCTAATCAATCCTTTCATCTTGGCTTGGAAGTATGCCCAACCCGGTTTAAAATTATGCAGTTTTGCGTATGCCTTAATCTCCGCGTACGTGGTTAACTCACCCGGCGACTTATCGGCTACTGCTTTAGCAGCATTGTTCTCTGCAATCTCTTTGGCTAATGCCAACCGCTTGTTAGCCTCTATCTTTTTAAGCTTGATAGATTCGTCAGTCTCAATAACCTTCTCTTCACCTAACTCCGCGCCACAAAACGGACAGATTTCACCTTTGCGGTAAAAGGTTGCGAAGCACTCCGGACAGACAGAAACCGATTTAATGGGCGTACCATTACTACTCTTAGAGTGCTTGTCCCGGCCTCCAAGAATCCAATGCCGGTCAATGGTTGGTAAACCGAATCGCTCAACGTTGTTAACGTGGTCAATAATGATGGCCCGCTTACCTTCACGCGGATTCATTGACCGCATGGCAAACTGTAAATAAAGTGATAGCGACTGAGTTGGCCGCAACATGATCACACAATCAACATTGGGTAGGTCTAACCCTTCCGTGAATAACTCCGCATTGGTGACCACTTGAATCTTGCCAGCACGATAATCAGATACAATCCGCTTTCGAGTCGCCCTATCTGTCTTTCCGGACAATGCCCTAGCAGTTATCCCCGCTTGGTTAAATGCATCAGCTAAACGTTCGGCACTTGCTACGTTATAGGCGTATGCAATGGCCTGCTTGCCGGGCGCCAGTTTCAAGTAATGCTTTACTGCATTGCCATAGATTTTGGGCTTCACGGCCTGATCAATACTCTTTTCATCGAATTCACCATTGCGCTTAGTTTTCAGCTGAGTTACATCAATTTCGGATGGCGCGTAATAATCAACTGGTGCTAGGAATCCTTGGTCAATTAGCTGGCTGATAGGTTTACCTAGTACAATGTCATCAGCAATTACGTTCAGTCCTTTGCCATCCATACGCCATGGTGTCGCAGTGAATAGCAATTTAAGCGCGTCAGGGAACGCTTGAATTATTCTCTGGTAGGACTTCGACAGTGCATGATGAGCTTCATCAATCATGATGATGGCTGGTTTATTTAACTCATCAATATGCCGGGTAATGGTCTGAACCATACCCATCTTGCAAAGGGACATGTTAACGTCGTCTTGTTTAAACGTACTCTCGGCTTGTTCCAGTATTTCTCGGCGGTGAACGATAAATAGTACCTGGTTACCTTTAGCAGTCGCTCTGCGTGCAATATCGGCCATGATTACAGTCTTTCCAGTTCTTGGTGGCGATTGAACTACGATTGAATGATGACCGTGAATGGTTGAGTTATAGACCGCGTCAACTGATTCTTGCTGGTAATCTCTTAGCTGGAACATTACTTAATAACTGCCTTCCGATTCGGTTCCAGATGGGCGCCGGGCACGTTCTTGCCAGCTGATAACGCTTTGTAGATTGCCGTTTTGTCTGGCTGGTATTCATGAACTTCTTTAACGTAGTCAGCTGTGAGTTTATCCGGTTCACTCACCACGGTGGACGCACGATAATTTCGAACTGAAACAATGTGTTGGTCCGTGGTTAATTTCTTAATTTCGGCTTGATCAAGCGTGTCCGCGACGTAATGGTTTAGCCGGCCGTTCAAGTTCTTTAAACGTTGCTTTTCTTCACGGAACGATTTCATTTTTTTATCCAAGAAATCAATATTCGCCTGGTTTTCATCAATCCAGCTAGCAATGTTATCGATCTTCACATTCATTGAATCCGTCAATGCATCGAGCGTATCAACAACAGTGTCTGGGTCCAGGTCATCACGGTTGGTTAAGTCGCGATAGTTTGTCGCCATTTCGTATAAGTTCATTCTTCATCATCTCCAATCACACCTAATTCAATTAATTCTTCCTTAGTAGACCGCTCATCATCTTCCGGAGGCTCTAGCCATTCATCATATCCTGGTATCACTTTATTCACGCACCTTTTCTTGAACACCAATTTTATCTAATACTGCTTCCGAGCTCAGAATGCCCATCAGCCAGGCAAGAAATTGCGTTGAGTCTTCGTAGAAGTACCGATATCCAAGACACTCACAGTAAGCCATTCCTGGACTAATTGTTTTCTGATTGAATGTCCGCATGGTCTTCACCTCGCAAATGATCCAATGCCTTTTGCCGTGCCAAGTGCTTGTAATGCTGCCATTGCTTGAACCGATAAGTAGCTAAACATACATACCCAACTGGCGTCTTCATTAGCTTTCGATACCAATGCTTTGCTTGTGATTTGTAATTATTCATGTTTAAATGTCCCTTTCAGTTGTTGCCATAGGTTCGCCCGTGGTGTACCATAAACCTGTAAAATTATTTGATTATTCTTTAACCTTGTCCCTGTCACTGGTTGCACCCGGTTACGGGGATTTTGTTTTGCTTGCCATTCTTCAAACGGCTTATTATTAACCTTCCTCACTTGCATCTTCCTCGCTATCATTCACAAAGTATTTACCGTAATATTTCAAGAACCAGGCTTTCTTTGCCTCTAAAGACTTCACTTCGGCCGTCTTTGATTCAATTTGCTGATTGAGTGAACCTACTACAGTGTCTCGGTCAAAGTCTGCTTCGTACTTGTTTGATGGTAGTAACTCGAAGTCATCACTTTTGGAATTGATATTCACAAAATCAATGGTTGCACCACTGAAGCTATCTTTAAAATAAGCAACTTGAATAGTCGGCAATTCTTTAAAGTTATAAAATCCAAGAATCACACCAGTGTAAATTTCCGATGAACTATACCGCTTGTCCAACAACCGAACATTGTCACCAACTTTAAAAGTGTCAATCCGCTTAGCGGTGTCCATGTCAACTTCGAACTTAACGCCATTAATTTCTACTGTTTCTTTACTCATGTTCGTTTCCTCCTTTAAATTCCAAACCAATTCTTAATTTCGTACCGCTTGAACCACAACGCAGTTACTGCCCATGTTAGTATCACCGCTCCTACCCAAGTCGGTAAAACAATCATCCGTGTCACCTCCTTTCATTACCATGGCAATTCTGACCAGTGACGATCTAAGAACTCAGCCATCACATTAGCTTTGAACCGCCATGGACTACCCGGACCGTTAGACCAGATTAATGTATGGTCTCGCTCCATGTCCTTTAACTCATCCCGATATTTAGGATTAGCAAGAATGTTCTTGCGAACCCACTTTTCATCCTTATTACCACACCATTCACGTAGTTCCTGCATCCGCCATGTCCGACCGACCAACGAATCATTCGTACTTGCATCCTTTGGCACTAGCCGCATATCATCTGGAATTTCAATCATGATTTTGTCGATTGGTAACTCAACTAACTGGCTCATTACTGCTCATCTCCTTCGTGCGGTCGAATTTTAAAAGTCTCAATAATTTTTAAAACTAGTTCATTGGCCGCTGCTGACTTCTTGGTTCCAGCCAATACTTGCGTCATGTACATCTTTCCTACACCAAATGTAGCGGCCAAGCTTGTAATGCTAATTTCACGATCATCAATATACTTCTTGATAAGTTCTCGCCCTGCTAATGTTGTCGGCATTTAATTCACTTCCTTTCATTTATGTATGTAAGCCAATTTGATAACCAGTCAAAAATAGTTTTAATTATTGTTGATTATTTTACGCAAATGTTTTAATATTAAGGCATAGCTAAATAAGCCTATTTAAAGCCATTGCAAGACTATAAGACGTTGGGGAACGCTGAAAATCAGTCAAGTTAATGTTCTTTAATATTGCGCGTTTGGTTATTCAATTAGCTTACAAAAGTAATGTTAAAACATTTGCATAATTTTGTCAAACAATTTTATGCATTTATTTTAATATTTACTTTTGAGAACGTGAGGAATACTATTATGGCACTGTTCGATCGCATTAAATTTCTTGCAAACAAACAAGGAAAATCTGTTAATGACGTTGAATCGGAACTAGGATACTCAAAAAACACATTGTATCGTTTGAAGAAAACCAATCCGAGTGCAAAAAAGCTTGAAGAAATTGCAGATTACTTTGATGTCTCCACTGATTACCTGCTCGGCCGCGAGTCAAAAGCTCCCTCCTGGGCAACTGAGGACGATAAAATCGACCTTGATGAGTGGCTCAAATCAAATGTACCAATGGGTTTCCAAGGCATGGATATGGACGACGAAACAAAAATTAAGGTACGTGCCTTCTTGGAAGGTGTGTTTTGGGAAGATAAACAAAAGCATCGGAATGACGATAATAAAAAGTAGGTGTTATTGATGAACAGTTATAAACTGTATCTACAAGTTCATCAATTAGCCGATAAATTAGGAACTTTCGATCCTTTTGTCATTGCAGACAGTTTAGGTTATCGTGTTGAATATGCTAGTTTAGGCAACCTCAAAGGGATATGTACGACCGCAAGCAGCGGTGATGTGTACATTGGCTTGTCAGATGAATTGCAAGAAGTACCAGAAAAATATGTGGTCATGGCTCACGAATTAAAGCATGGATTAGATCACACGTCCTGCGCCGCTCTCTACACCATTGGAAATAATTGGGAAGGCAAAATGGAACGTGAAGCTAATTTATTTGCATGTAGTGAACTTACCGCCCTATACAAAGAACAGTATGGCGACCGACCACAAAGCTTTAATGAAATACAAATGGCCTATGGTCTACCAGATAAATTCTACGAATTAATGTTCTAAATAAAAAAAGCGTCCCACTGCCGGTAACAGTGGGACGTAGTAACCAATGATATTAATGTACAAATATTATTATATCATTGGAGGGGCTTATTATGATGTTTTGGTCGTATTTTTCTTTATTCGCTTGGATTGTACTCGGGGCTGGTGTTGTATATCTGATAGTCCAAGCAATCAGACGTCGTTCTAAAAAGATTTCTATAATTGTTATTGGAATTGGTGTCCTATTATCTATCGGTTCATTTGCTGGATTTTCTTACGCAGCGCCTATGTATGGCGGTATTAATATTGAAAGAGCTGATTATGAGCTTGTTCAACGTGCAACAAGGGATGGGAAGGCACTATCAAAAATATCTAACGATGCTACTGACAAACAGTTGTACAATGGCAGTGAAGCTGGGAAAGACTTAAGAAAAATTGTCAAATCAATTCCTGAAACATACAGCAACCACACTCAACGTCAACTTGTAATTCAAGGATTGCCAACCTTTACGGATAACGAGCCCGGTGATTTCATTGACAATCAACAAATCGAAACACTAGTCAGAATGTCGGCAAATGTTATAAGCAAAAAAGTTACGCCAAAAGACGAGGGTTCAAAGGGACAATTGAAAGTCTACAAGCAGATAATGACTGATTCTGGATATAAAACTGGAATGTAAATAAAAAGAACCATATCCCCCACCGACCAAAGTTTGGGATATGGCTCAACCTAAATTAAATCGCTAAAGGACTTAATGGCTCCTTTAGTATACCATACTGGAGGTTATGTATTATGGCATCAATCACAAAACGCGGTAAAACATGGCAAGCAAAAGTCTACTACTACGACGAAAATGGTAATCGTCATGCTAAATCTAAGTCTGGTTTTAAAACCCAATCTGAGGCAAAATATTACGCCTTGGATATGCAAAAACGTTCTCTCGACGGTGCTCTTAAAATCGACAGTGATACTTATTTTCCAGAATATTTTTGGAACTGGTTTCAGACCTACAAAGAATCAAATGTCACTATTCGGACCAAGCGGACTTATCAACAGGTACACAACGTTATTAAGCAATATTTCAAAGATGTTCCAATCGGCGAAATTACCAGGCGGCAATATCAACAATTCTTAAAAAAATACGGGGCTAGCCATGCCCGCTCCACTGTCAGCAAGAATAATTCTTTGATACACGCTTGCATTAAAGATGCTTTATATGACGACGTGATTACCAAAGACTTTATTGAGAATACCAGCCTGGTATTTGATAAAAATAGGACCCGCTCAATCGAGTATCTGAACATAAAAGAAATGAATATCCTAGCAGCCTACCTGTCTCAAACATTAAATTATCATTTCACAGGCAAATACATGATTCTTCTAGCAATCTATACTGGAATGCGACTGGGAGAAATCCAAGGTCTTGAATGGAAAGACATCAATTTTAAATTTAAAGCCATCTCAATAAAGCGAGCTTGGAACGAGACGGAAAAAGAATTTAAGGATACTAAAAACGAATCATCCGTTCGTATCATCCGAGTGAATGCCGACATTACCAAGATTTTGAAAGAATTACACGATCAGGTGCAACCGGACGATAACGATCAAGTGTTCTTGAATCAATATAAAACTGTCCCCACTTCATCTGCAGTCAATAAGACGTTAGGTGAATGTTTGGATGCCACTGAAATCGACCGGGCCGGCTTTCATTTTCACAGTCTTCGTCATACTCACGTTGCTTATTTGTTAGCCAATAACACGGATATTTATGTTATTTCCAAGCGTTTAGGCCATGCTGACGTTGGAACTACCACCCGAGTCTATTCTTACTTAATTGAAGAGTATAAAGCTCGTACCGATAACGAGATTGAAAATATACTAGATAAAATTAGTCTCACTACTACGGCCGACGATAAAACAAACATCCAATAATCATACGCAGACTTATTTTTGTGCTATTTTATGTGCATACAAAAGTCGAATTTTTATACAGACCAAATTTTCATATTTTCCTATGTTTTAAGAAGTGAGAACAATGTGAGAACGCATAGTATCCAATCGCTGTTATATCAACGATTCTAAGCACTATTTTGAGCCTGTACTCTCCTTAAATTGATTATCAGTACCAACCTTGAGCGTCGTCAATCGTTGAATTGACGGCGTTTTTTTATTTTTCATAATCGCTTTAAAACTATATAAATAGATATAATGGTGCACTTTTTGGTGCACTCTTGCTAAAAAATACTAAATTATGCTGACTTTTTGCACTTAAAAGTGCACCAAAAACATTTAAACGTGCCTTGACACCTTATTCCATAAGGGTTTAGGCTCAAGCAAAAAAGCACACTTACACCTAGGCGGGTAATACATAAAAAAATCCCCCACGCCGA